GCATTGTTCGGACACTATCAACCAATCCAGATCCTGATCCACCAACTGTTCCACCTTCAGAGAACTTTTGAGTTATATTTTGATATTGTTTTACTATACTTGTTTTAAAGTTATATGAAGGTAAATTGGGAATAGTTCCACCTTTAGATCTTGTTGTTGGAACTAATGGTCCAGCACCACCCGCTTGTTGTGCTTCAGCAACATCTCTAATAAATTTTAAAAATGGATTATTTCTCGTTCTTTCATATTCTTGAATTACTTCTTCTTTTTTTATACCTCTTCTTGCTGCTTCTTTTTCAGATGCTTTATTAAAAATTTCTTTTTCTTTTTGATTTATATAATTTTGTGCTGCGATAGCTGCTACAATTCCAGCAGCATTAAGAAACGCGGAACTTAATAAAACTGCCGATACTAATTGAATAGCAGTTAACAAACTAGCAATAGTAGAAACTAATTGGAGTCCTATCAAAACTCCAAAAATTTCTTTCCAATATTTCCCTACAAAACCAAGAGTCTCTGATAGTTTCTTTTGATTATTTTTATCAGACAACCAATTAAAAGCATTATTAACAACCAATCCAGTTACAATTATACCAAAAAAATCTAATAACTTCTGAAATATGCTTTTAGCGGGGGCAGTTACTTTATCAAAAAATTTACTAACTCCACTACCAAACTTATTCAAAGATTCAATAGATTGTTCTTTTCTAGTTATTTTTTCTTTCTCTGCTCTTCTTTTTTTACCGCGAATTATATCTTTCCTCTCTACAATTCTTGAAGCAAAATCTAATGCCAATTGCTTTTGAATTTCTACAAGAATTTTATTTGTTTCTACAAGAGTTTCATATACCTTATTTCCAGAAATTGTCTCTGATTCTGATGAAGTTTCAACTTGAGAAGTTAGTGTAGGAGTCTGAATTCTTGGTTTTATAAAACTAAAAGATGATTTTCTCAATCTTGGAGCAGCAACAGATTGAGCACCACGAATTATGGGAGAAGAAATATTTCTTCTACTAATCTTTGGTAGTGATGGTGCCTTATAAATCGGACTATCAAATTCCACTCTGTTGTGCCTTTAAGTTTTCTTCTTCTATGTGACTTTGAAGTAGGCTAACATAAACTTCACGTTCCCAAGGCATCATATTCTCAAGTTCAGTCAATGAATATTTATGATGCTGCATCAAGGCAAAGTTTGTTTGATAGTATGACTCAAGACTTGTATGAGCCATACTCAAGTGAAAAAACTCGCAAGACCCTCCAGGACAATATCACTTTCAATTTTTGTATTTGGATTCTTAACTTTGATTGTATGGGAAAGTTTAGGCATCGTCACAAAAAAGTTTTCAATTTCTTTGAATTGTTTTGTGTTCATTTGCTCCACGAACTCTTCAAGTTCTTTTTTAGTACAGTCAGCAGCACTCCAAGATTCTTCTTCATCATAAACCATATCAATACAAGATGTAATCATTGAAAGTGACTTGTTTACATCAGAGTCAGTCTCATTAACTTCAAAGTTATTTTCAACAAATTGTTCTAGTGATGGATACTTTAATTTCATTGAAAGTCTATCATCAATTTTCACAATATTTGAATGATTTGGATCCTTCTGTACTTTAATATCATCAATGTTAATTTCCATTTGAACTTGAGTCTCACCATCATCTGGGCAAGTCACATTGACCTCAACAGTTTCACCAACAGATTTGGCACGGACGTTCAGGAACAAATATTCAATATCAAATGTTGAAAGTTCAGAAACTTTTACTGTTTTTGTGGCAATACAATCAGAAAGAATCTGAACAATCGCATTTGAAATCTGTTTCGTATCTTCAGATTCCAATGCCATAATAAGAATCTTTTCTTCTCTCACTAGAAATGGTCTGTATCTAATTTTCTTTCCAGTAGAGGGCAATTCCAACTCATACGTTGGTGTAGAGATCTTTGGTAAAGGCATAATGACCTATAGAAATTCAGTTGTAGTTATTTATTCCCTTACTCCAACGATTCTACCAGATGCATCTCTAATAAAACTTCCTGGACCGGAGTAATTTGGATTATTTTGAAGTTCAACTATTTTATCTGAAATAAGTGCTCCTTCAAGTTCTCTTTGCTGTTCTGGAGATAGTGGTGATTTTGATACTTCTTTTCCATAAACATAACGATCATAATTCATTGTAACTGTAATCTTTAATAAATCAGTTGGACCATAAGATACAGGAATGCTTGTTACGGACTTTGGAAAAGCATTAATAAATTGATAATTGATGCTTTGCTGTCCACCTATAAAATAATCTCTTTCAAACTTTTTAATATAAACTTCAGAGTTTTTATAATATTTTGGGTAATTAAATCTTCTAAAAGCATTTGGGGCTGGATTAGTAGAAGCAGGAAAAGACCCACCTCCAGAAACAAAATTCATCCAAAACTCAAAAAACTTTAATACTTGATAATCGTGATCAATATAAAAAGTAAAATCAATATCTGTGTAGATTCTAGTATGAGCAAACTCTTGAGTTATACCCATAAAATTATCTTTGACTTCTGCTGTCGCATAGGTTGATGATGGAAGAGAAGCATCGCTACACATCAATCCTAAAGTAGTTCCAAAACTTTTGAAATCTACTCCTTCAGAATCTAAAAGTTTTGAGATAAAATCACCTTGCCAACCAGGTCCAATAAAAACCTGATATAGGTTAGTTGTTGCCATATCACCAAAATAGGTTTTGGCATTACGCATTCCAATATTAGTTATTGCTGGAACTGGCATCTAAATACCTTGTGCGATCCTTACATTATAGAGTATTTAGATGTCATATAAAGGAAAATACCAACCATCATTTCCACAAAAGTATAAGGGAGATCCGACAAATATCATATACAGATCTTTATGGGAAAGAAAGTTTATGGTCTATTGTGATCTCAATGAGAAAGTGTTGGAATGGGGATCGGAAGAAATGTTTGTGTGGTACAGATCACCAATAGACAGTAAACCTCATAGATATTTCCCAGATTTTTATATCAAAGTTCAAGAATCTAGTGGTCAAGTTAAAAAGTATTTGATTGAGATTAAACCAAAACGGCAAACGACTCCTCCTCCCAAACAACAGAGACAGACTAAAAAATATCTCTATGAAGCATACGAATATGCCAAAAATCAGGCAAAATGGGAAGCGGCAAAAGAATGGTGTGCTGATCGTGGATATGAATTCAAAGTTCTCACAGAAAACGAATTAGGTATTTAAGATGCCTAGAAAGACGCTCAAGCAAAGACAAGAAAGTAATCCAACCGATGATAATGACAATCGGGTTCGTTCGGTCATTGATGGTGTGATTGGTAATGAAGATCCCGATGATTTGATGCTTGAGATTTTAAATGTTTTACAAGAAAGTGGACGAGTTCCAAGAGCAGGTAAATATTATACTTTTGTCTACCGACCAAAGACACCATATATAACTTACGATCAAAATCCCCTAGTTGCGGTCACTGAAGTTTTCCGATGGGGATTTAAAGGTATCAACTTCCACTGGGGAGAATTGAGACAATATACTTATGATGAAGTTGCTGGGCAATTATATGAGGTTTATTCTGATGAACTTGCCGACTTAAGAGAGATTCCTTTTGCCAACATCCGTCTAAATAGTTAAAAAATAGCCATATGGCGACAGCAGTTCCCCCACAAGTATTGAGATATCCTTTAGAAGCAATAACAGAAGAGACGGACTATCTTCAAGTTCGTCTAATTAACAAAAGTTTTGCTGGACAGACATTGATAAGATCTAAAAGATTTGCCAATCCATACCGTTCTGACAATCCGTCAATTGATTTGTTAGTATCATCCAGACAACAATTTCCAGCAGAAACAAGATCTTTCATACAGTCAGTTCTTGGTGTCATTCTATTACCAATGCCATCAAATATAACTGATGCTAATAGTGTAAATTATTCGGAGGATACTTTAGACGCTATTACAGCAGGAGTAGGTAAAGGTGCTTTAAATATAATGAATACAGATGTTTCAAATGCTTTCAATTCTGGGGGAATAGCAGGAGCCTTAAATCAATTAACAAATACTTCTATAACAGCATTTAAAACCTATTTAAACACTCCTGGTTTAAAAGATATCTATCTAAAAAAATTAGCGGCAGAAGCATCGGGTATTGCTGGGGTTGGAAATGTAACTCTTAATCAAATTTTAGCAAGAGGTGAAGGACAAATTTTAAATCCCAATATGGAACTTTTGTTTAATGGTCCCACAATTAGGAATTTTAGATTTTCTTTTAAATTGACTCCAAGAGATGAAAAAGAAGCAAAACAAGTCAAATTAATTATTGGATCCCTTAAACGTCATATGGCACCTATAGATGCTGGTACATTTTTGGGAACACCAAACTTTTTTGAACTAAGATATAAACAGGGACGTGATAATCATAAATTTTTACACAAATTTAAACAATGTGTTCTTTCTGATATGAGTGTTAATTATACAGGAGAAAATATTTACGCAACATATTCAGATGGAACTCCCGTTTCTATGATTATGGATCTTACATTTAAAGAACTTGAACCAATTTATGCTCAAGACTACAATGAATTAACACCTGAAGATGGGGTGGGATTCTAATGGGATACTTTAGAGAATTACCAGACCTCGCATATCAGTCTTTCTTACCTGATAAAAACTCCTCACAGGATTATGTCATTGTCAAGAATCTTTTCAGAAGAGTTAAACTTCGTGATGACTTATATAATGTATTCACCATCTTTAACAAGTATCAAATCAAAGATGGTGCTCGTCCAGATACCGTTGCCGACGAGATCTATGGAAGTCCAGAACTAGATTGGGTTGTTTTGACCACTGCCAACATTATCAATGTCAGAGATCAGTGGCCTTTATCAGACTATCAAATTTATAATTATGCCGAGAACAAATATGGCAATGATCTTACGAAGATCAGATTCTATGAGACTACAGAAGTTAAAGATTCTTCCAACCGCCTGATTCTTCCTGCTGGTAAAGTTGTAACCCAAAACTTTACAATACCAGATCCAGATGATGGAACAAAAACTCTGAGTCCTGTGACTGGTATTACAAACTATGAGTATG